CTTGTTGGGTGCAATCGTGGTGGCGGCTATTTATATAGTCGTCGCTTGCGGTTGTACTCAGCTCCAGCCGTACGTTGACGCGTTTACTCGTCTTTTGGGTAAATCTAGTAACGACGATTCACAGATTGTGAATGTGTTACTAGACCCCGCGGGAACTAATGTCTTGAAAAAGACAAACGCTCCCGTAGTAGTCAAGTAAACGTGCCCGCGTTGGTACCGGGTGACGTGTATTAGAGCATAGCTAGGATAGGTATCCATATGGACCCTAAGAATAGCCTAGATGAGTTTAAAGTCATCGCTGCCTTAATACACGACGTCTACTACATGTCGGGTAATGCAATCAGCATTCAGCAGCTACCAAGGACCTTGAAAAAGGTCCTCAGTAGATGCTCTGCGGAAGGGCTTAGTTTTTTAACTAAGAGTCTACCAAAACTGGGTAAAGCTTTAGATAAAGCCTTATGCGGATATATGCCATTAACAGCTTCCGATTTGAGACTAAAATCTCAAAAAGGAAGTAAGCTGCCGAAACTTTTCGGTGAGCTTTTTAATGTCATATTCCGGCCAGATGGTACACTCCTTCCGCATCCTGACGTGAAAGCCGTCGGAGCATTACGTCAAATCTGTTACTTGTTTTACAAGTACGAATTGCCGTATGCAGAAGAACAAGAGAACGAAGTCATTAATCAGTTTGTAAAAACTGAGGATGACTTGTCGGCCGTTCAACAGACTTTGGAAAGTCTCCGAAGCCTTTTGGATGCTACACCTCCAACTACCAGGCGTCGACGTATTACGTCCACATCTAGTAGTTTAGAGGTCGCACGGATGGCTAGAACACTCCTTTCGGATGTATTCTCGTCATTCGACCCTCGCGATATTAGGCCACGAAACGGTCCTGGAGCCGTTGCTACAAAACAACGTCTCTGGGAAAAGTTTCATTGGTCTAACGTGAGTTCAAACATCACAAGAACATATCCTTTGGATGAGTATTTTTTCTCATCAATGGGACATGTTTGTGATGAGTTACGCTCAATATTGAGCATGACTGAACGAGACCTTCCTGCACGAGTTATACTCGTGCCGAAGGACTCGCGCGGGCCTCGACTCATTTCTTGCGAACCCGTTGATTATCAATGGATTCAGCAAGGGCTGGGTCGCGCCATTGTCGACTTGGTAGAAGCGCATCCCATTACAAAATGGAATGTCCATTTTACCGACCAGGTACCGAAC